TTTAGACCCTAAATGGACATACGTTACTCTTTATAACGGAGAACCTTTATTTGATCAAACGCAAAGTGATTACCAAGATTTTGAATTACCAGTTGATGACACTAATAATTTAGTGGTAAGAATATTACAATATGCCGGCATATCCATACGAGAGGCTGACGTATATCAGTTTGGTTCAATTGAAGAGCAAAAAGAAAATTAATAATAATTATGACTTATATAAATCAAAGGGAATATTACACAAATAACGGAGTTAATCCTACGGATACTAACTGGGGTTCTTATCAATACATAAGTTTAGATGATTTAATGACAAATTTTGAATTGATGTATGAAGGAAACCATTCACTAGTAAACAACGAAAACAGATATAAAATTTTATTTCATACAAAAAGAGCAATACAAGAATTAAACTATGATGCTTTTAAAGAAATTAAAGCTTTAGAGTTAACTGTTTATGATGATTTAAGATATGTTTTACCTTCTGATTATGTCAATTGGGTAAAGCTCTATTTATTCAAAGATAATGTTTTAAGAGAGCTAACAGAAAATATACAAGTACAATCATCTCTTCAATATCTTCAAAATTCGACTGCTGTATTTGGGTATGATGGAAACAATAACGTATCTACAATAGAGTCAAACTTAGACAGTGCAAGAAAAGACGGAGCATTAAAAAGTATATATTTAAATGACGTTAGAGAAGAAGCTGTAAATCCTGGATGTGTAAATTGTGAAGACGATATATATAACACAAGAATCGGAGCTAGATATGGTTTAAATACAGAAACAGCTAATTTTAATCCTACTTTTACAATAGATAAAAAAGCTGGTGTTATAAACTTTGATTCCACAATGGCAAATCAACAGTGTGTTTTACAATATATATCTGATGGTATGGAAGGTGGTGATAATACTGAAATACAGGTTAATAAATTATTTGAAGAATATATATATGCCTATGTTAAATACGCAATATTAAATAGTAAATTTGGTGTACAAGAATACATTGTAAATAGAGCTAAAAGAGATAAACAAGCTCTACTAAGAAATGCTAAAATAAGATTAAGTAATATTCACCCTAGCAGATTGCTTATGAATATAAGGGGTGAAAATAAGTGGATAAAATAAAATGGCAAACATTCAAAGAAATTTTGTAGCAGGCCGTATGAACAAAAGCCTTGACGAAAGGCTTGTTCCTAACGGAGAGTATATAGATGCTTTGAATGTAAGACTTGGTTCTACTGAAGAATCAGAGATAGGTGCTGTTGAAAATGCTAAAGGAAATACTCAAGTAACTTCTCTTCAATATACTGATGGAACAAAACTGAGCTCTCAAGCAAGGTGTATAGGAGCATTTGAGGATGGTGCAAATGAAACCATATATTGGTTTGTTCATGATCCTGCTTTTACTGTAGGCGCAACAGGTAAGTTAGATTTAATTGTTTCTTATAATGTAATTACTGGAGCAATATTGTACCATATTATAAGTATTAACTCAGGAAATAATACTAGTACAACTTTAAATTTTGATCCTAATTTTTTAATTACTGCAGTAAACAAAATAGATAACTTACTTTTTTTTACTGATAATTTAAATGCTCCAAGAGTTGTTAATATAGATTTTAACTACTCAGTTCCATTTAATAATATAGATCAGTTTAGTGATGAAGAGTTGTTAGTAATAAAAAAACCTCCTCTGACTGCACCATCATTAAATTTATTAAGCACAACTTTACAAGATTCTTTTTTAGAAGATAATTTTATTTGTTTTGCATACAGATATAAATATTCAAATGGAGAATACTCAGCTGTTTCACAATTTAGTGAACCAGCTTTTCAACCGAGTATTTTTGAATTTTCTCCAAATAGTTTTCTAAACGAGGGAATGGTTAATTCCAAAAATGCAGTACAAATTACATACAACACAGGAAGCTCGTTAGTGGTTGGTATAGATTTATTGTTTAAAGAAGCTAACGATCCAACTATAAAAATTATTGAAAGAATTGAAAAATCACCATTAGGGCCACACAACTCTGATGCAACTTATGTTTTTACCAATAGTAAGATTTTTACTGTATTACCAGAGTCAGAAATATTAAGATTATATGATAATGTTCCAAGATCAGCGAAAGCTCAAACTCTTATGGGTAATAGATTAATTTATGGTAATTATACAGAGGGATATAATTTAATTGATAAAAATAATCAACCGCTAAACCTACAATACACAGTTGCTTTAGACACTGAATCTGCTACTGGAGTTGATTTGAATTCTTCTAATACATTAGCATATAATTATACAGCTTTTAGCTATACACAAAATATTACTACTTCTGGTTTTACTTTTAATTTAGGTGGGTATGAAAGCAGGTTAACTAAAGGTGCAAGTTTAAATCTTTCTTTTACCTATCAACATTTATCTTACAATGGAGCAGATACTCCAACACAACTTCAAGGGGAAACCTTAATCAATTTTCAGTATGTTTTAGTTGATAATTACGCTACAGTATCAGATTTATATAATAGCTCAGATTTTCAATCTAAAATGGGATTAATAAGTTCTGATATTCAGACTGTAGCAGATGCTCAAAATGGTTTAGGTACAACTTTAACAGATGCGTTTAATTTTTCTTTATCACCAACTTTATCAGGCGGAGGATTTAGTTATGCTTTAAATCAAACAGGATTAACATCAAGCACAAACGTAGTTCCTCCACCTACAAATAAAGGCGAACCAATTACTTCAGTATTAAACGGAACTGAAATACAGCTAATATTTCCTGTAGCTCAATATATTCAAACAACACCAGGGACTTCCAATTTAATTGTATCCTATAATACTTTCACATCTATAACCGCTACATTACAAGACACTGCTGACTTGCAAAGCTTGCACAGTAATAGAGGTTATGAATTAGGTATAGTATACATGGATGAGTATAACAGGGCTTCAACAGCTTTAGTTAGTAATAATAATACTGTAAATATTCCATGCAGAAACTCTAGCACTATAAATAAAATTATTGCAACAATACCAACCAGTCAAGTAGCTCCTTCCTGGGCAACAAGATATAAGTTTGTTTTAAAACCTGATAGAACTACTTATGAAACTATATATTCAAGCATATTTATTAATGACCCAAATTCTAATAATACATTTTTATTATTAGAAGGAGATAATATTGCTAAAGTTGAAGAAGGCGATAGATTAATAGTAAAAAGAGATGCAAACGGTCCGGTTGAATCTTGTGTATTTGCAACTGTTTTAGAAAAACAAACACAAGTTGCGGACTTTATTACTCCTGCTAGTGGGAATCCTGTTCCAGGAGGGACGTATATGAAAATGAATTCTCAAGATTTTTCTACTGAGGAAAGTGCCAGTGATATAATTTCTTTAGGAACTTTTCAGCAAAAAGCAGATAATCCTAATGAAAATCCAGTTGCAGCAAATCCTTTTTACACTACAGATGGAGGTACAAGCACCAATTATAATGTGCCTAGCGGAAGTAGAATAGTAATGAAAATAAAACAAAGAAGACCAGGTGGGGGTGGGCCATGTGAAGAAAGAGAAAGTGTAATAGAAGAACAATTTATTGCGCAAGATACTTACACAGATATGTATCAATGGTTTATTGATAGTAATGCAACATATGTGATAGAAAATAATGCTACTACTATTAGTGGAAATCCTTCAGATCCAGTAGGAAACGTTGTTATTTCAGGTTTAGTGCCTGGTTCACCTCTTGGAACTCCACAATCTAATGGATACGCAGGTGACAATTTAAGTAATGCGACAATGTACACTATATTCGGTGGCGAATCAAACAGCCCAACAACCTCTAGTGATTTACTTTTAAATAATTATTATAGATTTTATGAAAACAATACTGACAATACTTATTCTTTACTTGTAAGCGGTACTGAAGCTTGTCCAGGTGCTGGTTCAGGAAGTAGATATAGGTCTCGTGTTGAAATTACTTTTACTGTGTTTAGAAGAGATTCAGTCGTTGTATTTGAAACAGAACCAACAGAAGCATTACCTGATGTGTGGTATGAAAACGATGAATCATTTTCTATTGATTCAGACGGTAATCATAGCGGTAACATAATTAACCAGGATATATCTACCGGAGTTGCTGGGGTAGTTGATACTAAATTTTTTAATTGTTTTGCATTTGGTAATGGTGTAGAAAGTTATAAAATAAGAGACGCTTTAAATGGTAAATCATTTAATTTAGGTAATAGAGTTTTTACAACTTCTAATATAGATTATAAAGAAGCTCATAGGTTTGCTGACTTAACATATAGTGGTGTATTTAATGATGAAACTAATGTCAATAAATTAAATGAATTTAATTTAGGACTTGCTAATTTTAAACCACTTGAAGAAAGTTATGGAGATGTTGAAATATTATATGGTAGAAGAACGGATATACTTGTTTTACAAGAAGATAAAATATCATACGTTCTTGCTTCTAAAAATATAATATCTGATTCAACAGGAGGAGGTCTAGTTGCTTCAGTTCCGGAGATTTTAGGAAACCAAATAGCACGTATAGAAAACTATGGTATTAGTAATAATCCAGAAAGTTTTGTTGCATGGGGTGAAAATAAATACTTTACTGATGTTAAAAGAGGAGCGGTACTTCAACTAATAGGCGGATCAGCCTCAGATGAAAGACTGGTAGTTATATCTGAAACTGGTATGAGAAGCTGGTTTAGAGATTTATTTACTGAAGCATTTACCACTCAAAAATTAGGAGGTTATGATCCTTATATGGATGAATATGTTTTAACTTCTAACACAATATTAAAACCTGAAATACCACTTTGTTTAGCGTGTGGTGTTACACAAAATATAACTGTAATAGCTAATCAAGACTATGTTTATTGTGTTGATGTTACAGAACAAGTAGGTTTAGTGACTGTTAGTTATGTAATTCCACAAGAAGGGGAGCAAGACATAATAAGTGAAACAAGTGTTCTTATGACTGACGAGTCTGGAAATCAATTAATAACAGAGGGGTCTCAATCTCAAACTGCTTATACAATAAACGCTATTTATAAAGGTGTAACATATACCTCAGGTTCTGTTACAGCTTCAGGTAGTTTTACGTTTGATAAAAATGTTCCAAATGTACAAGAGGTTACATTAGTTGTTAGCTCAGATTCAAATCAAAACGATACTATTCAAATAAATGTAAGTTGTCCAGAATCAGAAACATTAAATATATATAACATTTGTGTTACTGACCCACTTGAAGCTGGACAATTTATACATAACGAATTTAGCTGGACTGACGGGGTTACTGTATCACCTAAAGAATCTAATTTAGTAGAGTTTGCTAGTACATCTTCTTCTTTTGCTATATCACAATACCAGTTATTCTCAGGATCTCAGGGTAGTGGAATTTTCCCAGTAGACGGATCTACCGTGAGTATGTATTCTAACAAAATTAATTTTGATGATTTTGTATTTAATTCTTCAGTTGATAAATTTAAATATTTAAGAACAAATACATATTATCAAAACAATGTAACAGACATATCAACTTTACTTTCTTTAGCAATCGATGCGACACCAATATCTACTGTTGGTGCTCCAACAATTTATTCAGCAGATTTTATAATGCCGGCAACTGGAAGTATTTTATATTTGGTGTGGGATTATAGGTCTTCTGGTGTACCAACACCAACACCAACTGCTGGACCACCTACTCCGACTCCGACTCCGACTCCGACGCCTATACCGCCAACACCAACACCAACACCAGTGCCTTATAATTACTTTACTATTACTGCTTGTCCAGGAGGAGGAGGTACATTATATACTAGTGTTAGAGCATCATTTGCAAGTGGAGTAACATCAGGAGATATAGTAGAAATGCCTGATGGTAAATGTTATGAAATAGATGCAACATCAGCACCAGCAAATACTAACGACTATCTAAATGTTTATGTAGATTGTACTGCTTGTTTAACAGCTAATCCTACCCCGACACCAACACCACCGCCAACACCAACACCTACGCCGAGCGGTTGTAACGAGTGGGAGTTAGTAGGTGGCTCTGGTGGCGGTACTTTTGGTTATACTGATTGCTCTAGTAATCCACAAACAGAAACTGTACCAGATGGTGACTCAATACCAGTTTGTGCTGTAGGTGTTCCTACTGTCACAAGTGGTAACGGGACTGTTACTTTAAATGGACCTTGTCCTACAATAACACCAACCCCAACTCCTACTCTAACTCCAGTACCACCTACGCCTACACCTACGCCTACACCTACGCCATCATGTAGTGAGTGGACATTAACTTGTCCAAGTGGAAGTAGTGGATGTCCTTATACTTATACAGATTGTAATGGGGTACTGCAAACTGATAATAGTCTACCTCCAGATTTTGATTTTGATATATGTGTGTTAGATGGAACAACACCTTCAATAACTGGTGGTAGCGCAAGTAACACAGGAGTAAGTTGTAGTCCAACTATAACGCCGACGCCAACAGCTACGCCGGTCGGCCCAACACCAACTCCAACACCTACTCCAACTCCAACGTTTGGGTATGATTATTACACTGTTACAATTTGTCCAGGACAAGGTAACGCAAACTATATTAATGTAAGAGTAGCTGACGCTAGTGGTAATGACCCGGGTGATATAGTATTAATGGCTGATGGCAAATGTTACGAGATAGATGAAACAAGTTCAACTGTAAACACTAATGATTATACTAATGTTTACATAGATTGTGATACTTGTATAGCAGCTAACCCAACGCCTACTCCTACTCCAACCCCAACTCCAACCCCAACGCCTGGTGGTTGTAATGAATGGGATTTAGAAGGAGGGCCAAATCAAGTTGGTAACTTTAGCTATACAGATTGTGGTGGTGCATCACAAACTGAAAGTGTAGATGCTGGAGATTCATCATCAGTTTGTGCATTAGGAGTACCTACTTTATCAAGTGGTAATGGAACTGTTACTTTAGTAGGACCTTGTGTAACGCCGACTCCAACACCAGTTACTCCAACACCAACACCAACGACGGGTGGCCCTACGCCAACACCGACACCTACGCCTACACCAACGGTAGCTTATGATGACTATACAATAACAAGATGTGATGGTGGGTTTAATAATTATACTGTAGGTAGAGCAGCTGCAAACACATTCCCATCAAACACTGTGCTCTTAATGCCTGATGGAAATTGTTATGAAATTATTGATCCGAGTTTTACTCCAGGAACACTTGCATCTGCGGTATATGCGAATTGTATCACATGTACTACAACTCCTACACCAACACCAACACTACCTCCTACGCCTACCCCGACTCCGACACCAAGTCCTACGCCTGGAGCACCAACACCAACACCAACACCAACACCTGAAGGCCCTACTCCTACGCCAACAGCTACCCTACTCCTACGCCAACAGCTACCCCCACACCAACACCTACACCTACATCTGGGCTTTGTATTGCAATTAATGTTGGAGTCTCTACCGGCCTATATAATGGTTGTTGTGTGCCACCAGACAGTAGTGGTATTAAATATTTTAACGCAAACACTGTAGCTTCAGCAACGAGATTATATACTGGTCTAGGATGTACATCACTTGCAAGCGGAACAGTTTATGTAAGTGAAGATGGTTCTACTTATTATGAATTTTTCAATGGAGTT